CGTGTCGAGGTTGAGAAATTTAAATCTCGACTGCAAGATGTTGCTTCAGACGCCAAAGCTGATAGGAGAGTTCAATTAAACAACCTACAAACAAAGGTGAAGCTCGAAGCGGAGAAATTAGCAAATGTTAGAAAAGATGCTAGTTCTGCTCCGGAAGCGTAGAGACATCTATTAAGGAAATACAATGGACAATACACAGACAGAGGCCATGCAAACCGCTGATGGTTTAGCAAACAAAGGTAACGATATAATATCAGAAGTAAGAGAAGAAACCAATGCAGCTTACGACAATGAAGTAAGTGGAGTAGAGGCACAGCCACAGGTTGATGCTATTGACGAAGTAGATTATTCTGCTCCCGAGCAAAATGTTGAAAGCGAATCGGTCCCATTAAACGAGTGGGAGGTAGAAGCAAAGAAATTTCAGTCAATGTACGATAAGTCACAGTCTGAAGTTGATAAGCTAAAACGACTAGAGCCACTAGGTGAGCTACTAGAGAATCGCCCGGACCTCGTTAATGTCTTACAGGAAAATATGAATCAACCTGCACAACCACAGCAAGTCAATCAAGAAGGTTTAAAACCAGAAGATTTTAACCCTTGGGATGCGTTTTACAGTCCAGAGTCACCATCTTTTAAGTTCAGGCTAAATCAAGAGATGCAGCTTGCCAAAGATGTAGTAGACAATGCGATGGCGCAACAAAAACAACAAATGCAAGAAGAGATAACATACAACAATACTGTTAATGAGTTACGTAATACCTATAAATTCACAAACGATGACGTTCAAGAGTTTATGGGATTTGTTACACAACCTAAAGAGTCTGTTGGATTATCGAATCTGGTGAAGCTATTTCGGGACGTTAAAAATAAAGGTAACGGACCAGAGACTGCTCAAGCTGTACGACAAGCTCAAGAACAGCCTAGAACGGCTGGTGTACTTCAAGGTGGAGCTCCTAGTTCCCCAAAATCTGGAGTAGATAAAGCTTGGGAGGGTGTCGTAAAAGCGGGAAGTCGAAATAGCGTACTTTAATTAACTAATTCATGGAAGGAATTATATAATGTCAACATATAATAATCCTCATCCTTTGAAGGTTGGAGACCCCGGTGCAGTAATAGACAGCACGATTCCTTCGAGGCGACTGTTTAACTTTAGTGATAGAGTAGCAGACCTCGCTCCAGAAGAATCACCATTTTTTGTTTATTTGTCCAAGGTAGCCAAAGTTCCAACGGATGACCCTCAGTTTAGATGGCTGAAAGATAGAAACAAGATTGATATGACTGATAGAAGTTTTCGTCTCGCAGCTGCTCACACTGTTCCTGTTGCTAACAGTACACTTACGTACACAGTAGAAACAGAAGGTGAGGCATCAGTAGACTTTTTAATCAAAGGCATGGTATTTGCTGTTGGTGAAACAAACGCATCAACTAACGAACCAGAAACAGCGATTGTACGCATTGAAAGCGCACCAGTAGACGGTGGAAGCTCAACAACCTTTACAGGTCGTACTATTTCTGCTGCAACAGGTTCAACTACCTCTGCTGCTGACCAAACAAAGTGTACTATTATTGGAAGTGCTTTTGAAGAAGGTTCAGGTTCTCCTGACTCATTCTCTCGCGAACTCGACAACGGTATTGGGTATACACAAATATTCAAAACATCTTGTGAATTAACTAATTCATCAAGAGCTACTGTTTATCGCGGTTACGCTAGTGAGTTTGATAGGATTTGGAATCTAAAACTTAGAGAGCACAAAGTGGACATTGAAAGAGCTATGCTTTTTGGTCAAGGTGGTAGTGTTAATGGTATCGGATACTCAGACGGTATTGTTGGAAGTATTGTGAAAAACTCACAGTCTCAGATTAAAGATAACGCACAGTTATCATATACTGAAGACAAAGGTTACTTCTCAACAAGAGCTGATAGTCAGTTTACTTATGACGCTTTACTTGGAGACTTAGAAGTTGTATTTGACCCCGCTCGCGGTGGTTCAGGTGCAAAGCTTGCTCTATGTTCAATGCCGGTTATTACATTCTTTAATAAACTAGCAAGTTCTTCAACGTTCTTATCTAGTGCATATTCTGCTGCACATCCTTTGATGGCGCAAGAAAGCGGAAGCTATGGGCACAAAGTTATGAAGGTTGAAACCATTCACGGTGATTTAACTCTAGTTAAAGAGCCACTATTCAGAGGCTTTGCAGCTGGATTTATGTGTATGGTAGACTTAGACCAAGTTGCTTATAGACCTCTAATTGGTAACGGTGTAAACAGAGATACACATATTATGACAAACGTACAAAGTGCAGATGAAGACTTACGTAAAGACATGGTTCTTACAGAAGCTGGTCTTGAAGTTTCTCTTCCTGAAGCACACGCTTTGTTTAACTTTGAATCTGCTTATACAGCACCTTAATCTAGGAGGTAATGAATAATGATAAGTGATAGAATAAATAAAAGCAGTGGTAAATACCAAGAAGCTAAAGTTGAAGGCGACATTGGAAGTTACCACGGATTAGATGTCGTAGCGCCTACAGTTGGTAGTAACGCTTGTACTCTGCAAAATAACGCAATTAACGAACCAACATATACAGGGGCATCTGCTGTTACAGCAACCATGCCTCCTGCTATTGCTGGTTCTAAGTTAGTGTTTAATTTTACAGATGACCCACGAGGAGGAACCGCAGTGTTAACGTTTGATTGCGCTGGTTCTGATGTTTGGGAAACAGGATGTGTTATTCCAACTACATCAAGTAATAAAGTTACTTATGATGTATCTGCTGCTGGAGAAACTAATCTGGTATTTACACCAACTAACGATTCTGTAAACATATATTCACTTGGTTCTACCATTGAATTTGTTTGCGAAAACGATGGTAAATGGTATGTAAATGTCGGTAAGTGGAGTCCTGACGCCGGAGTAACTAACGGTGCAGCAACTGGCACTATGCTTTTTGCATCATAGTCTGAACATATAAAGACAACAGATTGGATTTCTGTGGGGCTATTCGTATAAAGGTTTAGCCCCGAAAATCCGTAAAATTAAAATTTAAGAGGAATAATATGGCTGATTACGCTAACGTCAAAGTTCAAGTGTTTATACACCCAGGAAATCCAGGGATTGAAACTGGTGCGGTGGGAACAATGGCTAGAGACATAAAAGATTTTATTGAGTCATTAGATTCTACAAATAATAAAGTTTTATCTATTACCCATGCTACATTAGCTGGTGATAGAGTAATGACTTTGGTTGTTGGTGGAGCGTAATGAACTGTCAGCACTGCGAAGCTGACAATAAGGGTGGATGGTTTTACTGTAGGTCCTGTGGACTTAGAGCAAGTAAACCATTGTATAACCCTAGTGTAATAGTTAGGGATTCTAACTTTGCAACTGCAATCCGTAAGGATTTAATTAATTTTAAAGAGACAACTATTGGTGATGATATTAAATCAAAAGGTGGAGTTTTAGATGGCAACATTTGAAGCACAAGTAGAAGGATTAACGAGTTTATCTATAGACGGTAGCAGTGCACCGACTCAAACAGAGTTAACACAGTTTTTAACAGATGGTGCCGCAGAAATATTAACTACCTTACCTGATTTTAAGAAAAGATTGTTTACTACTTCTAACGAATTAAATGGTACTTCTACAAATTATACCGTTGCTGGCTCTGAAGTATTTGCAGTGACAAGAGATGATGGTACAATCAATCAGCCTTGTAGAGTTGTACCTGCTGAGTTGCAAGGCAGAGTTAGGGACTCTGATGATATGATGGCAGCAAGCGCAACAGACCCCGTGTATTACATTAGCAATAATCTTTTATCTGTAGTTCCAGAACCATCTAACTCGCAAAACGCTCATGTACAAGCATTAGCATATCCTGCTGTAGCTTTTGGAGATAGTTCAATATCTAAGTTTCCAGACGAAGCAGAATATTTAGTTCCAATATACGCAGCTATAAAGTCTTTACAAAATTTATTAGGTAGTAAATCAAGCAATTCAGATATAACTACAGCGCTAACTGCTATTAATACAGAAATAGACGAAACGCTTACTATCGCAGATAGCGCAGCAACAGAAATAGGATTGGCAAATGCAGAGGTAGACAAAGCAACAGCGGAAATAGCTTTAGCTAATATAGAGGTAGACTTAATGAACGCAGAGGTAGACCTGTCAAATGCAGAGCTAGATGAAGCATTAGTGTTAGTTGACTCAGGAATAGATACAGCAACTACTGCAATAAATACAGCAGTAGATAGAGTCAATACAGCAGTAGGTTTAGCAAATACACAGTTTGATAGTGCGGTAACTGCTAACACAGCAGAAGATGTGGAGTTAGCATCTTCTCACGTAAACGCAGGTAATGGATTTTTGAGTGAAGCGCAAGGCAGTCTTGGAGAAGCTCAAGGTTATGTAAGCGAAGTATCTGCTAGGGTTAATCAGGTCCAAGCACAAGTATCAGTAGCTCAAGGGTTTTTGGGTACTGCCGGCGGTTATGGAAATGTAGCACAGGGATACTTAGGTACTGCTAGTGCATACAATAACACAGCACAAGGGTTTTTAGGAACAGCCAACGCTTATCTTTCGCAAATACAATCAAAACTGAATATTGCACAAGCATACAGCAACGAAGTGCAGACGCGCATAGCAGCTGACAATGCAGAGTATGCAAGGCTAGAAAAGCAACAAGCAAAGTTGCAGGCTGATTACGATAAAGGTATACAGATTGTAAGGGGTGGGTAATGGGATTCACTAATATAACATTGAACACAAGCCCTAGCATGACATTGGTTTCGCTAAATACTTCTCCTAGCTCCACTCTGGTAGCATTGAACACATCACCATCGTCTACGCTAGTATCTTTAAATACTAGCCCAAGCTCTACGCTTGTAAACTTAAACACGAGTCCCAGCTTTGCACTGCTTGGCTCTTTTGCAGCGATAGATAATAATTGGGAAAACGAAACAAGAACTTATACGCAGGTAGGATTATTAGGAAAGGATTCTGACTGATGGCTGTACACGCATTAACTGTTAAAAAGATTATATCAAGAGTAAGGCAAGCCTTTCCAAACGCTCCTGAAACATACATTATAAATTTAATTAATGAAGCTATTGTGGAAATGGGAAAGTATAATACAAAAGTAGAATACGCTAAAACAAATACAGTAGCGGACCAGCAATGGTATACACTAAGTGATACCAATTCTGGTGTAGAAATAAACAAAGTGTTTAGAGTAGACTTTATGGACTCAAAGGGAGTCTATGTAAAAATACCAAGACTCTTAGAAAATGAAATACCAACAATGGATATAGACTAATGGCAAGTACATACAATTACCCCGAAGATTATATAGCATGGTTTATTAAAGGCAATCATTTAGGTTTGGTTACTTTAAAAGGAAATACGGAAGGTTCGTATCATAGTAAATACGGACAATATAAACCAATCAATGAAGCAGTTACCAATGGCTTACTACTGCATTACTACGCAGAGCCAAATGCAGTATCTGCAATAACAGATACACCCGATGTAGACAACGTATTTCATAGCGCTATCGTAGACTATGTAAAAGCAAGATTGTATCAAGATAGAGCGGGCACAGCAGGTGATGGTAATATTGCTAGTGTAAGTTTAAATCTAGCAAGTATACATGAAAACAAATACAATGAGTCAGTAAAAAAGAATGGTATGCAAAAACGAGATAAAACAGGTGGCCCAAGAAGAGTCTTGATGGCTGACTTTACGTAAAAGGATTTATTATGGCAGATGTAAGAAAATATCAAACCGATGAGCTTTTAAACAAAGTTTTAAACTCAGGAGAGGATGCTTTAAAGGTTGATATAGATAATGTTACTTTAACTACAGAGGGTGGAGATGTAGCGATAGATGTTGCTTTAGATAAGGCAAATGATAGCGTAACTATATACGCCAATACAGCAGCCGATGGGTCTGGAACTAGCACCGTTCCTTTAGTAGACTCAGCAGGTCACGTGCAAGTAGATATCGTATCGTCTGCTTTGCCTTCTGGTGGAGCTACGGCAGCAAATCAATCTACAATCATTGGACATGTAGATGGAATTGAAACTTTAATAACATCTACTAATTCAAAGATAGATACATTTGATGCTGTATTAGATAACATACTTACAAAAAATACTGAGATAGATACTGTATTAGATACAATTAAAGTAGATACTGAAGCAATAGAAACTGCGGTAGAGTTATTAGATAATGCTATTGACGGAAGTCAAATGCAAGTAGATGTAGTTGCTATTTCAGCTCAATCAGATGGAACTTATATTGGTGATATTAAATTTGGAGAATCTTTACCAGCTGGTAGTGCAGCTATCGGTAAGCTAGCAGCTAATAGTGGTGTAGACATTGGTGATGTAGATGTAACAAGTATTGTACCGGGTACAGGAGCTACTAACTTAGGTAAAGAAGAAGACGCAGCTCATAGTTCTGGTGATACAGGTGTTATGGCTCTTGCAGTTAGGAATGATGTATTAGAAGCGCTTGGTGGTTCAGATGGTGATTATGCTTCATTGCAAGTCACAAAAACTGGGGCTTTAAATGTTACTGAAACAGTAGGTCATTTAGGTGCAATTTTTGAAGATGGTACTGATGATATAACAAGCAAAAAGGTTGTGGCAATTCAGTTTATAGAAGACACAACATTTACCACACTAACACCAGTAGATTCTTCTTACATAGGAACAGCTAGTGGTAATGGAGATGCAATTGATACAAGTAATACATTCCCGCAGGGTATGACAATATTTGGAAGATGGACTGGGTTTAGATTAGCAAGTGGTACAATAGTAGCGTATCAAGGAGATTGGTAGTGCTATCTATTGCTAATACATTACGTTCAGTAATAACTCAAACAGCCCGTCTTGCGAGAGATATGTGGAACTCTGTAAATCTTAACGATAT